AATACAATACCAAAAGAATTATTTCCTAAAATCAAAGAATGTGAAAAAGAAATTCAAATGTTTATGGATAAAGTTATTATCTATGATAAATTTGAAGCAAATCCTACTGGAGTATATAAAATAATGAGAGATGTAGCTCATAAAATAGGTAGATTCAAATCTAAAGATGGAAGATTGTTTACTGAACATGAAATGAATCAAGTGAAAATGGGAATTGGAGATACTTATAAACATATAGGTGGATATGAATTAACAAATCCAAAACATTATGTAATTATACTTTATGATAATGTAAATATTATGCCTACAGAAGCAGGTATGAGTTTACATGAAGCAATAACAAAATTATCATCTGATTATTTTTTAACATTGAAAAATAATTTTAAAATGATACCTGTTATTGTGCATCAACAAGCAATGAGTAAAGAACAAATGGAGTTTACATCTAAAGGAGTATCTATAGATGAAAAATTAGAACCTTCTTTAGATGGATTAGGTGATAATAAACTTATTGCAAGAGATGCTGAAGTTATATTTGGTACTTTTAATCCAGCAAGATATAATATTCAAGTACATAATGGATATATGATAACAAAGTTAAAAGATAATTACAGAAGTTTAAATTTGTTAAAATATAGAGATGGTGTAGAAGGAAGAAAGTTACCATTATTTTTTGATGGTGCTTGTGATTTCTTTGCAGAAATGCCTAAATTGGATGATACAAAAACAATAAATAAAATTTATAATTATGCAAAAAAGCTGGCAGAGGAAAGAGCCAAAAGAACTGAAAATGAGTGATTTTTTAAAATATGTTGAAGATATTGAAAATTTTGATGATTTTCTAAACCACACTCTCTTTATAGCATATAATAAAGTTACTCCAACAATTAAAAAAATAATAGAACAAGAAGGAGATATATTAATTTCTGAATTTGATGATAGTAGATTATCTAAATATCAAGGAATTGGTAAAATCTCAATTAAACAATTTAAAATATTAAAAGAAAAATTATGGCAATATTCGCAGGAATTATCGGAGACACAGGAACAGGAAAAAGTTCTTCAATAAGAACATTAGATCCTAAAACAACAATTGTAATAAATGTTGTAAAAAATAAACCTTTACCATTTGAAGGTTCATCAAAAGTGTATAACAATGAAAATAAAAACTTTTTTCATGTAAACAGTTATGCACCATTAAAAAATTTATTAGAAAGTATTAACAAAAGTGCACCTCATATTAAAGTTGTAGTAATTGATGATATGAGATATTTAATGACTACTGAATTTTTTAATAGAGCTTTAGAAACTGGTTATACTAAATTTACTCAAATGGCAAAGAATTTTCAGTCAACACTTGAATTAATACAAGAATTAAGAAATGATCTTATTGTATATGGCATGTTCCATGATGAAGATGTTTACAATGACAAGATCTTAGTAACAAAAAAGATTAAACTTCCAGGACAATTAATTGAAAAAGAATATGCACCTTTGGAAGTTATGTCTATAGCTTTATGGTGTAAACCAGAAATGACAAAAGAGAAGGTAAATTATAGGTTTGTAACAAATAGAACTATTGTTGATGGTATTGAAATACCTGCTAAATCACCAATGGGTTTATTTCCAGAATTATTTATGCCTAATGATTTACAAATAGTAACAGATAGAATAAGTGAATACTTTTAGCAACAAAGTAATATATTAATTAATTAAATTTTTAAACAATTATGAACGAAATTAAAATTTTATTGAGCGAGTTTACAGAATTAGTAAACCAAAGAAAAACAAACAAAGAGATTGCAGAACACTATGGAATTTCTGCACAAAAGGTTTCACAATTAAAAAAGGAAGCAGGTCTTAGAACTCCAAGAGTGAGAAAAGTAACATTAGTTAATGATCTTACTGAAGAGGCTCCAAGAGAAAGAGATGAAAGTGACCAAATGATTAATGGTGATTATCCAACAACATATCACATAGTATAATGGATAATTATCATGATACTCAAACTTTAACTGCAAAAACAAATAATATTAACAACTTTAACTAAAAAATTTTAAAATTATGTATGGATATCAAAATCCTGATGAAAGTTTTTTCAACTCATCTGGTAAATTTGGATTAAATAGAAATGGAAAATTAGCTAAATTAGAGCTTGTACAAGAAACAAACTATACATCTGTAGATTTAATGATTGAATTAGGAGATAGTACTTATACAAGGAAGTATTTTCAACCGAATAAGGTGTATAAAAAGGGAGTAGAAATTTTAGCTGGAAATCCAGAATATGATCAACTTATGCAAAAAGAAATAAACAAGTTCTCTACTACAATGTGTCATATTGCTGAATCTGTAGTACCAAGAGAAATTGTACAACAAGCTTTAAGTCAAGGTTCTCATTCATTTTTAGATTTTGTAAATAAAATTATTAAGTTAGTAGAAAGCTCAAAAACAAGAGATGTGGATTTCTTTTTGCAATATAAACCATCTTTAATTATTGGAAAAGATGGAACACAATTTCAGCCATTAGAAATACCTGGAAATACTTCTAATGGATTGTTTATTGTACCTCATCAAGAAGGTAATTATAAAGAAGTTAGAGATGAAAGAGGATTGAGATATATGGATGGAGAGAAGATACATCCTATTTCAAGAGGTGATTGGTTTATGAGTTCTAATATGGCTAATAAAATTGAAGTGCCAAGTATTAATGACAATCAAACAACAACAACTACTACTGATAATCCTTGGGACTACTAATGTATAAGTATAATAGTTCAATTACAAGAGATTATATACTACAAAGGTATTCACAAGAATATATATTTGAATATATATTAAAAGAGACTATAATATTAAAAAAGAAAGTATATAAAGCTCCATATAGAGAAGATGAAAATGGAGATTGTTTTTTCACATACTTTAATGATATATTATATTTTTGTGATTTTGCACATCACAAAACTCATTTTGATTGTTTTGAATTATATTCTGCTGTTTATGAAGTATATCCACCTTTTGTATATCAACATATACTGGAAAATATCCCCATTTCTGTGTATAACTTGAAATTGAACAATAAAATACCTTACACTAGTAAGAAAAAGAGTAAAACAGTAGTAGATACTAAAATTTACATTACAGAAAAATCATTTACAAAGAAAGAATTACATTATTGGCAACAGTATCATATAACAAAAGAACAGTTAATTGAGGATAAGGTAAAATCTGTTAAATATTTTCGTATAATTAATGATAAAGATATAACTTATGCACCACATTCAATATGTTTTGCATATACAGAGTGGGGTAATTGCATGAAAATATATCAACCATTGGAAAATAAAAGAAAAAAATGGCTTTCAAATTGTAAACCCAATAATTTAGGTGGAATTTATACTATACCAAACCAATCTTCAATTGATGCAACTCTTATTATTACTAAGTCTTATAAAGATTGTAGAGTATTAAGAAATATGGGTTGTTTTTCAATATGGGTACAAAATGAAGGTTGTTTACCATCTAAAAATTTAATGTTAAGTTATATGAATAGGTTTACTGATAATGTAATTCTCTTTGATAATGATGAAGCAGGAAAAAAAGCTGCTGAAAAATTAAAAAAACATTTACAAAAAACAAATTTAAGAACAATTTTTATTGAAAAAGAACGTAGTAAGGATTCATCTGATTTAGTTAAAAATCATGGACAAGCTGAATTAATGAATTTCTTATTACAAAATCAAATTATTTTTATAAACAATTAAAAAAAAGATTACTATGGAAAATCGTAAAATCACAATTTATTCACCAATTGGAAGACCTAAATTAGTTATTAAAACAGATGCTAACCATTTCTCTCTTATTAGAGAACAAGTAAGACAAGCACTTGGCATCCCATCATTTGAAAATTTAAAAGCTATCTTTGATAGAGAAACAAGAGTTGCAATGGGTTATGATGTAAATAAAATTAATTTAGATAATTTAGAATTGCCTAACAGAGAACTATCTATTTATTTAACTCAAGATAAGACCAGTAATGGTTTTGATCTTGAGGAGGGAAAAAATAAAATTAATGAATTGGAGATTAGAATTGAAAAAGCAAGAAAGCACAAAAAAAGAGTATCTCATTTAATTGAAGAAAGAGATAAACTAGCTAAAATATTAGATGATCTGCTTGAAAATGAAGAACTTGAAGAACTTGAAAATGAAGAACCTTCATTTGAATTAATTGAAGATGGTATGCCAGTAGAAAAACAGGTAAATATCTGTACAAGTACTACAATTTTTAAAGAAGAAAGTACTATGAGTATGGAAGAAGTTAGAAATTTACTTAAAGCACAACAATAAGAAAGCCATGATTAATTACCTGAAAACCACTTCAGATGATTTGTATATTGGTGATTATGGAAACAAATTAAGTCAACATGAAAAAGAAGATTTAATAATGTTTTTGGAGGTGTTGGATGAATTAGGATTATTTGAGTGGGAATTAAAAAAAGTAAATAACAAAATACTCTCGTTGGTTTTATTCAACGAGAGTATTATTGTTACTGATGAAGCTGACAATAAACATGAGATAAAAGAAGTATTTACAGAAATACAATTTGAAAAATATGATCATAAGTTATTTTATTGGAAGAAAATGGAGTTATATAGAACACTTATTTCAAATTTAGAATTTGATTCTGGATATATGCACTCTCATACAAGAACAACTTATTTTGATGAAG